TGCGAACTCGTGGACGGACTAAAAAGAGTTACTTGAGTTTTTGTTATGGTGATTAAAATTCAAACCCTCTCAGCTGAAAAGTCGAGAGGGTTCTTTTTATGTGCGCTGCGCATTTCACTTTTATGACAACTGCGCTTGGTCATTAATCATTTCTGCACTTCGATCTGCGAATAAATTCATCATGTCACACAAATCATTGGCATTGATCTCACCTTGCTCGGGCATTGATTCGGAGATGTCACGTCGAAGATCAAGGAGTCCAATCAGTGCTGAGGCTTGTGTGCGGTTAATGATCGCTTGATCAATTTGAGCCAGTACTTCTGCTTTGGTCAGGTTTTTTACTAGGGTAATCATATCGTCCTCCCTTTCGCCTTTGTGAGCTCTCTTGCTCATACCTTCTTATCGGTCTTTTCCTTGAAAACTTGAGGAGTTGAACAATAAGTTTCGGTTAAGAAATTCTCAGATTGATTTGATTTCAAACTCTATTGTGACCCCTCTCAAATCCCGTTACATATGGCGAACTCTAGAACCCTAAACGAAAGTGAACAGACATGAGTCTAAAAATAAGATTCGAAAAAGCGACACGTACCTCATCAAATCTCAAAATAGGCATAATGGGCCCTCCTGGCTCGGGAAAGACTCGTGCGGCCCTTTCGTTAGCCTCGGGACTTGGAACACGCATAGCCGTGATAGACGCCGAAAATAAGGGGTCTCTCGCCTATAGTGATATGTTTGATTTCTCGGTGATTCACATGACCGCGCCTCACTCAGTGGAAAAATATATTGAAGCGATACAGAGCGCTGAGGATAGCGGATTTGAAGTCCTGATCCTGGATTCGATTTATCACCAATGGAGAGGGGAAGGCGGCATCCTGAACCGAAAAGAGATCATGGATTCCAAGAATGGGATTTCAAGTGCCAATTGGTCCAAGCTGATACCAGATCATGATCGATTTATGAATGCCCTTACCAACTCATCGATCCACATCATTGCGACAATGAGGTCTAGATTTGAATACGTGATTGTCGAAGATCAAAATGGCCAAAAGATGACTGAGAAGATTGGTCTTGGTCCCATCCAAAAAGACGGTATTGAATATGACTTTTCAGCGGTCCTAGATCTTTCAATGAATCACTCTGCGAAAGTATCCACTGATAAAACCGGGATATTTCCTAAACAGCCATTTTTGATCACACCTGATCATGGGACTGCTTTGAAGACCTGGATGGAACCAAAGAAGATCATTCAAAAACCTTTAGCTCCAAAGCCGGAAAAATCGAGCTCTATCGAAAGTGAAAAGCTTCAGGATTCCATTGTTCAACCTCAGCCGTGGAGGATGACTGCGACCCTTTGGGGATTTCTGATACAGTCCGGAGCTCTGAAGCAAGGTTGGACAGAGGATGCAGTGAAAAGATTTGTGGTGCGGGCTTACGGGCTTTCTCGAATCAACGACATGACGAAACTGCAATATGATCAGTCAGTGGCATTTATTTCGAAGAATGATGCGCCGGAAGGTGCGTGACTCCAAAAATAATTTGGTGAGATATTTGGTTTTTTTACTTTTTTTGATTGATCGATCGGAAGGCTTCATTGATTGAAATCATCTCTTTGATCAGATCAGATCCTGGTACCCGTTCTCGAATCAGAATCTCTTGGAAGGCTTTTGAATCCTTTGGGAAACAAGAGCCTCCAAAGCCATATTTCCCGTCAGGGCCCGGGACCTTCGTGTACCAGGCATCCATGTGTCCTATTGCCAATAATGACTTTCGAATCTCATCATACTCGCAAAAAGCGTATCTCTCGCAGAGTTGTTGAACCATATTGAAATAGGTCACCTTCAATGCACCAAAGACATTGTGGGCGTACTTCAAAATCTCGCCTTCTTTTGCCGAAAGCAGAATGAACTGATTGTCGAATAACTCAGAGACTTGATCTGTTGAACAGACAATCGGCAATCGATCCATGTCCTCATCCGCTGTACTCTCAGAAAGGAATTCCGGCATAAAATGGATCTCTTTGCAGAATCTTCGAGTCAAAGAATCACAGGTCGAGGGAGGGACTGTGCTTCGAATCACAATGCATGAGACATCGAAATTTTTGAAAATTGCGTTTTTAATATTCGTGAGATCAACAATATCTTTATGCCCATTTGGCATTGTTGGGGCATTCACACAAATGAATAGAACATCTGAATCATTTAAATTGTCATGATACCCTTTCGAGGGGTCATTGATCTTGGTAGACGTTCGAACGAGCCTGAAAAACTTTTTGTTCCTTCTTTCAAAATATCGGTGAAGAGCGCTTCCGACCATTCCATATCCGACAATCCCAACCTTCACCGTTTTGAAAATCATTTATCTGCTTTTTTCCGAGGAGTTTTTGAAATGAACAAATTGAAAAATCCATCCATTTGATTACAGACTTCATCAGGAGTCTCCTGAATAGCTCTAGATATCCCTCCCGAAAGAAGAACCATGGTCCCAATCCCATCAGAATCCTCATTCCATGTAACAACATGATCATGGCTCATAAATACTTTTTTGCCGCCATTTTTGAGTGTAAAGACAAGTGTCATTTGTTCTCCTTAATACGGGTTGTTGTTCAAAAAACCAGACCCCGAAAGGTATCGCTTCCACGCCATGATCCCGAGACGATTGTGATCATGTAGATTCATCAGACCGTCTCTCGATGCATTGGCATGTTTCAAAAGAGTAATCCCTTTGATTGTGATATCTCCCGCCGAATCTGAATCAGCCTTCCAATAATCAGGAACCCATCTAATTGCACGACTTGTGACTGTTGGAACCCCTGTCGCAACCCCATCAGCTGTCACCTGATTGAAGCTTTCCGTATGACTTGCCTGGATCAGAAGATTCATTGATCCAATAAACCTTCGGAAAGCGGGCCATGGCGCCCATGCAAATTCCTTGTACACACAAAATGGATTTCTCTCGATTGCGCGTTTTGCAGCTTCCCTGATGGTCTTCCCATCTCTTTCATCCCTATTGGAATTAAGCCAGATCTCCGTGTGAGCCTTTAGGCTTTGAGCAATCCCAATAGCGCCTGCAACGCCTGTCATGACATTTTTCTGGGCCCGTGGGGCTCCAAAGATTCCTATTCGAAGCACTCCACCATCCCACAGTGGTCTTTGCGTCAGAGCCATTTCATCAAGGTAATAGAGATTTGGAAGATATGTGCACATTGACTGATAGGAATCCTTGATCCAATTGCAGAATTCGACGCTATTTCCAGCTGCATGGACATTGTGACTTGATTGCTCGAGCCCCAAAAGATCAATCATCTTGGTAATGGCTTCCGGCTCAGTTTGAAGGAACCCGACATTCGAATGGCATGTTACCGAGAACTGAACATTTTGATGATTGAAAGCAAGAGTCTGAAGTTCAATTAAAGGAACCCAAGGTGCTTGAATTACCAAATGAGTCACATCTGGATTTTTGACGATGAAATCATCGATTTCTTGTGAGCTAATCACAGGGATCATGGTCGCCTTAATGTGATGCTGGATCAGGGTTTTCATCGTGTTTACAGCACAGACTCCAAGTCCCTGATGACTACTGGTTGAATCTCTTGTGCTTCGATAGGCAATTGCGACTTTGACACTGTTCAAATCGAATAATGGCATTTGATCCCCTCGTGAGAATCAAATTCGAAAAACTGACAATTGCCAAGAGTTTTCGATCTAAGGCTTTTTATTGGGATCAGGAGGCCAAAGGATGACATCCATGACTGATTGCTTAGCTTGCCAAAAAAGGTGCCCCATCAGGACACCCATGGCAAAAGCCGTAATTGGATATTCGTGGGAATACTTCCAAAACCAGGCCGAGATGGTCCCCTCCTCGCCGAAACGAGCGGCGAAAAAGATATCCACAAAGATAGCAATGCTCACCCAGACTATGATGAAAACGGTTTGAATGATCATTTGGCAATCATCTCCAAATCAACATTGAACCCTTTTGCGATCCCACTAAGAGTCAATCGAGTCACAGAAATGTATTGTTCCTTGAGGCTTACTTGGACTGCACCTGCAAGGTTCAGATCGGGCGCTGAGAGATGGACATCGGCAAGACCCATAGTCTGGCTCACAACTCCAAATTTGATCTTGAGGCCCTTGAATCCCAATTCAAGGCCTTCCTTGATAGATGAGGACAAAAGAAGATTCAGATCGATTTTCGAAACAAGATCATCATGCTCATGATAGGCGGTAATTCCCCACATTCCAAAATCGAGATCTAGTCTGACGCTTCCGACGCCCGTTTTGTCATCAATGATGATTGAGGCACTTCCGCTTTGAAGCATTCCCTTAGGAATGACCTTGAGACTTTGAGTGATCATGGTTTGACTCCTTCTTTTGTGGAACCGACAGAGGTCGGGTTTTCGAGTTCCTTTTGGATTTTATCTAAAGCCTGATCTTGTTTTTCAATGGAGTCTCGATCATTCACCGAAATGGCTCCATCTCCTTGATGATCGGAAAGGGCCTGATTCTCGGCATTGATCGCATCAGTCTTCTCTTGTTGTCGTTTGGCCCACCAATTTATGCCCAAAGAGACTATCTGACCGAGCCACGGGATCTGAGCAAGAAAGTTGGTGATGACCGCGAGAAATGCCATTACTTGGGCCCTCCGACATATTGAGGAATGTCATATGGAATGACGGTCAATTTTCCCCGTCGATAGGGTTTTGCCATTTCCATAAATTCGATCACACACTCTTTATTCGGAACTAGATATTCAAACAAGGTATGGGCTTCATCCAAAAAACGCCCTTCGCATTGGTCGTGAATCTTTGAAGGCTGACAATTTGAGTTATTCAAAGGGTCACATTCGCCCCCGGTTTTTGGATCTTGATTGGATTGTGGGGCAATCATGACTGTAGACTCGAATTTGATTCTTTCAATGAGTCCTATCTGAGTATGGCAAAGAGCGGTCCCTACAGCTGATCCAGATGCCCCATTGCAGATATTTGTCGCCGGCAATTGAAATTTGTCGTTATGAAAGTCAACAGCCCCACAGGTGACTGGACTTGATCCAACTTCACTCGAAAAAGCACAAAAACGAGCTATGCAATTTCCATCATCTTCAATTCCGGGAGATTGATTGTACATCCATTGAGCTCGTCTTTTGGGCGTGAGCCATTTGAACAGAGGATTGAAAGTGATGAAATCCTGGACCTTATCTGATCGATGACATGTCTTGATTGTGAAATAGTTTATATCGACTGGGCTTTCGACGATGATCTCATGGGTCTTTGCAGACGATCCAATAGCAATCCCCGTGAATTCGCGACCGTCGAGCCAACCGTGAAGCGTGAGCTCAGTCTTAGGTTTTGTGGATTGAACGCTCTGAATGGATCCTGTCGTACAAGACAAAAGAGAGACAAGGCAGATCGCAAGTAGCGACCCGCCCAAAATCAAAATCTCTCGAAGTTCACGTTTTGAAAATCTGATTTTCATTTTTAGGCCAAAAAGGCATCAACAACTTGTTCAAGTGCCGCTGCAAGGAAAGCCCGGTCATCTGGATTAGATTTCACGTCGGCTCCGATATTGGCAATATTTGAGAGTTCGGGCATCAGTCGAGCACTGACATCAGCAAAGTCTTGAGCAAGTGATGCTTTTGCTTTGATGTCTTTTGCCAAAGCCAAAAGAGCATCTCCGATTGCTGCAACCTCTGAATCCACTTCGAAACTTTTCGTAACTTTCCCCATTTGATCCTCCTTAGTAGAATCCTTTTTTTTGTTACGCGTAACAATTACGTGATGAGTTCCATGTGAGCACAAAAAGGTCAGAATAAACAAGATGACTTTGAGCCATGTCGGAAGTCCACAGAGCTCGATGGTCATGATGGGAATCTCACTTTCTGAGACTAGATTGAAGTCTCGTAATTTCCCTTTCGAGTTCTTTCAAACGTGTTTCGTGTTCAGCATTTACTTTAGATTCATATGAAATCTGTGTGACGATGACTGCGATCTTTTCATTGAGTGCAGTGATCGACATCGCGATCCAAAATAGAAAACCGGAGATGACAAGCCAGAATACCTTGTCCACAAAATCACCGAAAACCATTCGGTTTTTCTCATCAATCTTCATTATGTCGCTCCAATAATATGGTCGCCACGACTTAGATATTATTGCAGACATCGGAATGAGAAGAATGTGTTTTGTTGATATTCTGGACCAACATTGAAAATTGAGAACAAACAGAAATGTCTGTTCTCAATGAATCTATCGAGATTAGAATCGATTTTTCCAAACAACCCCCCTCATTGGAATGATCAGAATTTTTCTATTGCCACACCAATTCCAGATCCACCTGTTCCTCCACTATAACCTCCACTAGCTCCGGCACCTGAAGTTCCAGCGGCACCGATGACATATGGATAGCTTCCCGATGGTGATGGAATCGAAGCAAAAATGAATCCTCCGGCACTTCCTCCGGTTCCTCCGGTATTTCCGATCACTCCGGTCCGAACGACTGTTCCACCGCCGCCGCCACCTGATCCTGAATTAGTGGCACCATTGGTTCCGAGTGCTGAGACTTGTCCACCGCCGCCGCCGCCCCAAGGGCCTGATGCTCCACTTCCACCGCCCGCATACCAATTGGTAACTCCACCATCGAGAGTGTCTGGAACAGTCCCGGTTCCTCCGGGTAAAGCAATCGTTGTAAGTGCAGGAGAATTGACTGTAACGGTCCCTCCGGCTGTAGCTGGAGATCCAGCTGCTCCTCCGCCGCCGCCGCCATTGGCGATCAATAGAGATGTTCCAAAGGTTGAATTACCTCCGGTTCCACCTGCGCCGCCTCCTGAAATAGCGCCGCCGCCGCCGCCGCCTCCACCAACAAGATAAACTTGAGTCTCAACAGGTTTTCGAAATGCATAAAAAGTAAGCGTTGCATCGCCTGTTCCACTTGATTTCGTGAGGACCCCTGAATATCCAGGATCACCTGTTCCAGTGGTTCGAAGAATTGTTCCTGCACTGATTGTCGTGACGACAGTGAAACTGAATGTCGAATTCGTGTAGACCGCCGATGCCGTCGCGTTTCCAGCGGCGATGAAAAAATAATAGGTCGTGTTGTGATTTCCTGATCCTGAAAGATATCGATTGATCACAGGGCTCAACGGATAAACAGCCGCATAGATTTGAGAGAGAAGTTTTGCCGGTGTGGCATCATCCAAAATATCAGTATTTGTCTTTTCACCGATATATTGAGCAAGTTGAGCCGTGATGTAACTTGATTGTCGAATGGCTTTATTGACCAATTTTGAACTTGCGACCCCTGGTTTATTTCCGCTCGTTCGGTCCGTCGAAGCCAAATATTCAGATTCAGTTAATAGATTCGTGCCAGTGTCTGTCGCGCAAAAATCCAGAAAATTATTCGTAATCGTCATCTAGAACTCCTTTTATGTCGACGGAACTGCGATGGACCAAGATCCCTCATTCCATCCTTGAATAAATGAATTTTCAATATCCCAACCAAAAATCGGACCGCTATTCACTGGAACGTAATACGTATTGACGTACACTCCTTCAGGCTTCAGGGGAATATATCCTCCTGTCAAAAGAGCGAGAGTCAATGAATCGATAATTGCCCCAACCAGAATCACGTCATAGGTCATATTCTGATTATCGGCGATCAAAATACTGATTGTCGAAAATAGCCGAGACCAAATTGCATAGGCTGATTCAATCGTTCCATCCCATTGGTTTGCAGCTATTTTTGCCTTCACCAAAAGTTTGTATGCATCATCTGGAAGAACCGTCACACTTGCGGGAAGATCACTCGGTTGCCATGAGCCGTAATCCCATCCGACTGTGTCTGTTAAGTCCCAAGAAAAATAAATTTCAGTGATCGGAATTTTGATATTCCTCGATACTCCGGCCCATTCCCCGATGATATCTAATTGGTTACCAACAGCATTATCGATATCGAAAATCGGAATCATTGAAAGAAGTAATTCCTGAACTCGGACTTGGACCGAGACATCAAGCGAAACCGTATTCACAAAATTCGGTTTGTCTTGATGCTCAGCAATTATGAGTCCTGTGTAATCAATGATTTCCATCTAAAATCCTTAAGTCACAATGAATGTGAAATCAGTGAGTGCGTTACAGTTTGGATATTCATTCCATACAATCGTGATATTCGAAGCTGCAAAAGATCCAGCCCCTTTTTTCAGGCGAATCTGAGAAATATCATAGGTCTGACTTTGGCTCGCTCCACCCAAGTATGCGGCTGAAAAAAGACGGGTGAGAAGAACACTTTTCCCAATTCCGAAATTATTCACTTCGGTTGCTACAGCACTTGCGATGAGAGATTCGAAATCTGTTGTCCATCCTGTTTTTGCAGAAAGAGTTATTTCGACTCCAATTTCAGCAACCGTTGGGCGACTAAACCGAATCACATAGGGCATTCCTTTTGAATCCGTCACACTGATCGGGGTCGTGCCGTAAGTATAGGTTCCAGGGGTTTTATGAATCAAAATTGTATTCGCAATCGCTGAATCAGTTCCACCCAAGATCATGATTGCAATACTATGAGGATCCTGACCATTAGCGTCGACTATTCCAGTGTCATTCTCATATCCCACACATTGAGTGACTCCGGATAAATTCAAAAGAGATCCAACAGTCCCAGCCAATATTGTCTGAGATGGATCGGCGGTCGATACGGCTTGTCTTGCTCGAAGTTCAGCATCGCTTTCGACTGATTTTCCGGCGGTTGCAGCACTTGGATTTGTGACGCTCAACCATCCAAGTGTGGGAGTAAAGATGCCTGTAATTGTCCCTGCTTCGGCATGGATTGCACCTGCATCTTGGGATGTCGCCGTCACAGTTATGGTTCCTGAAATTGGAATTAAAACAGAAGTTGGAAGAACCCATTTTTGTTTCAAAGTATCGATAGCAATCCCATTGGTAATCAAGGTCCCAACGGTTCCGACCAAGACCAAATCCACTGAGGAATTGGTGGCACTTCCCTTGATGAGTCCGTTGATTTTTACGACCCTTGCAAGACCTGTCCCTTGAGCCGTCACCGGAGAAAATGAGGCATAGATCGATGCCCCAAGAGCGGCTGTGTCGTAATCTGATTTTGCCTGGATAGCGAGGAGTTCACCATCTTGAGAATCAGACCCAAGATAGACATCCGATCCATAAATGGCTTTGTATTGATCAGTCCTCCACTGCAAAAACGTTGGATAGTCAGCGTAATGATATCCTGTGGAATCTATGTAAACCAAATCAGATAAAACCATTTAGGACTCCTAAAAATTCACATAGTTAACAATTTGGACTGTCGTCGGACCGTAAACCGTATTTATGGTCAAATCAGTCACAGCCATTTTCCTAGAATCAGGATCCAAAACGCTCGCGTAGCTTGCAATATCCGTCACGCCAGTCACAGAAAGAACTCGATTTCGGATTGCTCGATCAGCTTCATCCTTGGACCGTTTTCCAAGAATCTGGGTCATGTAAGGCGTACCTTCATCGATATTGAGGAACCATTCCCCTTGCCAAAATAGCAAAGCGGTTTGGACCGCTTGTCCAATTGCCTCCGGCGAATCTTGATAAAAATCTAAAAGGCCGTTGCCGAAGGTATAGTCTCCCGACGATGAAAGTTTTCGATATCGCAAGTTTTCCCCTCCTATGGCAATGGTCCGCTTGTGGGACTCCCAGGTGCCGCACTTGTATGAGTATGGCCCGTCAAGCTGATCGGAGCAATCGTTCCGAAATGCCCTTGGACATCCCCCGTTGCAGTGATAGCCCCGGCGACTTTCAAATTCCCTGTAACGTCAATTTCCGATGGACTGACAAGCTTGATCTTCCCATCATCTGATAACTCGACATAGGTCGTCCCCGCTTTGTTCCTTAACTGGGCTCCGGTCGAACTCACATTCGGGATGATATTTGGAACTGAACATGGTCCAGGAATGCAAAAACCATCACTTAGATCATGCATCCGAAGTTCCATCGGCCTTTGAACTCCACCTAATTGCCACCAAGAATCAATGCAGCGAGAAGAAAAAACGACCAAAACCTCATCATCTTTCTTGATCGGAAGAGTGAGAAGAAATCCTCCGGCTTTCGGGAAACAAATCGGGACATGGATCAGAACCGGAAGATTCACATAGGTCACTTGACCATTTTCATCTGTGACTTGCGCTTGAATGGCGAGTTGGACAGAACAGGTCAAATTGACAAAATCAACGTCGATGATGATCCCTGGACACGCAGTCCAGACTCCCGACATCAGGCCGTCGAAGGCCAGTCTCAGAGAGTTTTCGAGGTCATTATATAGTTGAGAACGATCACCCAAAATTCACTCCTTTCTCAACCATAATTGGTCTGGACAGAATTGATCGGATTGGCTGAGACGTCCATATTCAAGGTGATCAGATTCGAATACCATTCAGTCCCTCGGGTATCTCCCTGATGCTCAACAACTAGGATGTAATAGACACCGTCTGAGGTATAGGGCGCTGGAGTGTTGGCCGCACTATTTGGAACTGCGAGGTTGATTTTGAAGTCCTGAACTGAGGCATTATTGATCTCAACACGCCCACCAATCTGCAGATTTGGATTCAGAAGGCATTTGATATTCACGCCCTCATTGGTTTGTTGAGGTGTTCCTATCATCCCTGTCTTCGATGTCAGGACGACTCTCTCACCCGGGGCATATCCCTTCTTTGGAATCATCGTGATTTTCTCATCCTGGATCGACCATGACTTGTCTGAGGTCGAGGCGATGTCTTTCAGGTAATCTCGGGCATTCCCAAACATGACCTTGCCTCGGGGTAATGAGCTCGTCGGAAAGCTTCCCACATAGCCTTGAGTAACACCCTTTTGAGTCATTGCAGTCGTTGCTGCATTCAGCTGATCGGTCTGTGTCGTTCCTTGGGCAAGAGTCGAATTAACAATGGCGAAATTGTAAGCATGATCTCCGTCACCGGCGACAATGTCGATAAATGTGTCTGTCGCCGATTCTCGTCCCAGGATCACCTGTTTGATGTTTCCCTGGAAAATGACGCCGAAATTCCCTGGATAACCGGCCTGTAATATGACCCTTTTGAACTCATCTTTTATTCGAAGTGCCGTCAAAAGTTCCAGATTGTAGACCCGGATATCAGCGATATTCGGGGTCATTGTGTCTGATCTTTTCACATTGAATTTGATTCGAAGAAATGAAAGATCCAGACCATTAAGATCGGTCCCAAAAACAACAAGACTACATACCCTATCATATTGATAATTTTCATCTGTCATTTATGGACTCGTCACAAAATAGAGTTTTGATTGAACTCCGAGGTTTTCCATCGTTGGAACTTCGAATTGATTTCCATCAGTGTAGATATAGAGCGCCCCACCAAAGTTCAGGTATTCAAGGCCACTAAGGATATCGATTCCAGTGATCAATGGGACATTGGAAACAATGGAGGTATTCGTGTCTGCATCTGCAAAATCCAAGGTCCATCCCGCTTCAAAGGCATCATTCCATTTTGAAGTGATAAGATAGTTTTTCCCAGCAAGAGACATTTGAAAGGATTGAGGAGTGTTTGAAAGCGGAATTTCATAAAGAGTGCTCATTTAAAGAATCCTCCGACTCCTTCTTTGATCGCCTGAAGAGCCGATTTCCGACCTGCATTTTGGATTGCGCCTGTGACTCCCGGGAATTTTTGCTTTTGCCGAGGAACTGTCGTCGTAGTCACCGGGACGAAAATGACCTCCTGAAAACTTAGAGTGATTGAAAGACAATTTTCAGTAGTCTTATCAGTCGTCTGTCCCAAAGACGAAATGAGCATATTGTCATAGGTGCGCTTTGGAGTCGTCACTGTGATCGGAGCTCTTGAGCTCTGAAGATCAATTAATTGCTGATAGACCTCAGAAAGAGACGTCGACACATTGTCCCTAAAATAGATCACCATCGATAAGGCGGTCGGCTCTTTGAAGGAATGATCAGTGACCGAAGCCCCTTGCTGAACTGGTTGTTTGGTAATGGTCAGAGTATCGTTGGTGCTTTCTTGCATCACCACATCGACCTCAATAGAGCCGATCATTCTCTTATTGAGTCCAAAAATGCTCGAGATCGAAATGGGGACGCTTAGAAAGCCCATGGAACCCTCCAAATCATCTCACAGCCCCTTTCATATTCCGTGTCAGATCAAAGTTAACTCGGGTCTGTTGTTCAGCGACAGATCGACCTGTTGAATTCGCATCAGCTGCGCCCGTGACATTGATTTGGGTCTGTTGACTGACATTCACATTGGTTTGTTTTTGATTTGAGATATTGGTCCCAAGTGGAGCCGGTCGGACCAAGGGTTGAACATTGGACATTTGAGATCCAACCTGATTCTGATCATTTCCACCAAAGAGCGACTTTAGACGTTCTCCCACTGTGGCCCCAACGGTTGCTGCAACGCCAACGAGTCCTTTGAAGACTTCCCAGACCTCGCCAAAGACCTTTAGTAGATCCTTTCCAGCTGCAATCAGTGAATCAAAGGCCCCGGACCAATCAGTTTTGAAAAGCTTTGAGAAGATATCCCAGACATCTTTTGCGACTTTTCCAAGACCCATCAAAACGTCGAAGACTGAACCCATCAGTTTTTTCACAGCCTCAATAGCTGGAAGCATCGGGGTCCAGTCAAACAGGCTTTTCCCGCCTTCTTTGAAGGTCATAAAATCATCGTAAAGGGCAAGGATTGCGAGAAGTCCCGTCAAAAGCATTCCAAGTGGAGTCGCAAGGAAAGCCAGATTCAAAAGCTTCCACGCGGCAATCACCCCGATAATGACGGTCGACCATCCGTCAGTGGCCTTGTGAAGCTGATAAAAGAAGTCGTAAACCCTTTGAAGTATGCTCCAAACTCGAGTCCCCAAAATAACTGTCGCTTCAAATGCCTTGAAAATGAATTTGATGAACTTCTCGAGCATTGACTGAATTCTAGGCATCGAGGCATATAATTTGCCTCTAAATATATCCATTTGTTTGGTGAGCATGGGAAGGAACCTAGATCCCACCGATTTATAAATGGCTTCGAAGGCGAATTTTGTTTTCGCGAGCGACATATTGAACTTGATGGATTCGACGACGACTTGTCGGAGATTAATTCCGGCGGCTCGATAGGCCTTCAAAAGTTCGTTCCGAAGGACAATGGCCTTGTTTATTGCCGGGGCAATGATTCGATATTCATAACCCATCTGTTCAAAGCCTTCGGAGATCTTTGAGATCGACCAAAAAACTCCGGCGGCGGTCGCTTTGATTGAGGCATAAAGAGCCACAATTCGAACTGAGGCACTTGTGACGGCTTTATTGAATTTAGAGAGGGAAGCATCATCGACATCAAAGCCGAGACCGACCATAAAAGCTTTGAGTATTTCCCCCGTCATTTCTCATTCGCCTTTCGATATTGTTCCTCGTTGTAATACTTTACCTCGAGGGCATCATTCATTCTTGCAATATCTTCGAGGTCTAGAGAACAATCTTTTAGGCTTTCGTACTTGCAGAGGCCTTCCAGGACTGGCCGTAAGATCCAGTCTTCACCATGAGGCATCGAGGCAAAATTGCCTTCCACTCCCGCGCTTACGACTTTTGCGGGAGTGCGCTGAAAAAACCCTGCAGGTTGTACATAAAAGCCCTCCCCGCGCACTGAAGCATTGTCGCAAGATCGAGATCCTGAAACATGAGATTTCCATTCGAGACAAGTCTTGCCCAATTCCCAAACTCAGCCTGCTTCATTTCCACAGCTTCCAGAAGTCCCATCAAAACTTTATCCGAGTCCTCATCTGAAAGCTTTGAAATCCCGGTAATCACAGGACTCAAGAATTTGGCCAATTGGTCAAACTTCTCCTCCTCAGAATTGGACTTTTTCTTCTTTTGAACTTTTGAGATTTCGGCCATGGCGGGGATTAGTTCAGCAAGTATCGGAGCCATTCGTCGAACCAAATGAAACTGTTTGAAGGCATCGATCTTCATCAATTTGAAAGATCGATTGCCTATCTTGAACTCATTCTCCGCCATCCAGGCCTCCTAAAGACTACAGCGTACCCTTTCCAAGGATGCTGTTTATTTTGATGAAATCGAATACCCATTCGATCATCCCGCCTTCTTTAGCGTATGTCAGATTCGGACGTTTTTTGAAAGCGCCGGCCTGACATGTCGTAAGATCTCCACGTGATGTATCTGTAACTACAATAACGTTTTGACCCCAAAGAGAGGGACTTGCTGATTGAAGATCATACATGAGCATTAAATTTCCATTGATCAATGAAGTCTTCAAATAACGAAGTGTTACGATTCCACCATCACTTGCAATGAGAGAATGCTGGCCCTGACCATCGGCACCGATGGTCATAACGTTCTTGTCTTCAGCACCTTCGATTGTGATTCCCTCTTCAGCTGCAGCGGCACCCGCTGCGAGGTTGAATGAGCCTCCGGGGCCAACAATGGTCGCCTGAATACTCAAAAAACTATAGACTCCCATGTTTCAATCCTCCTTATCGATTCACATCGACCAAAATATCGAGTTCTTGAGTAGCGCCTGCTAATTTGACGGCGATCTGAATCGGGGGCGCTTTTCTCAAATCCCTGTCAGATTGAGCCTGAAGTGCAATTGGCTGAGCATAAATGTAATAACCATTTTTTAGATAATCCCCAGTCTGAAGTTGTCCAAAACTATCAGAATTCCATGTCCCGGGACCAATCAAACCATTCGAAATACCTTGATCACAGACCTGACTGATTACTGTGGAAAATCGATTTTGACCTGCATCGGTCTGAGGAATTTTTGTGGGGCTTGTGTACATCTCATTATAACAAGAAGTTTGAATTGCATCGATTAACCAATCGAGACCATGGATTTCATCAAACCAAGCGGATCCACTCATAGTTCCGTATTGAATGATTTTTGTGTCATTCACGTAGTTGACGAAAACATTATAGCGTTTTGTTTGAAGCACATTGGCTTGAGAGGTCGTAAGAGTCTCGCCTGTTACGCCGGGCTCTTGTTTGTACATCAAGGTAATGGTCGATTTATTCGCATTGAAATTGACGGAGAAGGCTCGACCAATGAAAGAAGAGATCGCATAAACACTTGATGTCGAATATTGGACACAAGTCCTCAAATAATTGAGGGCTTTCAGGCGATATCCGATATCACTCGTTGCCCCTGAAACAATGGCATTGGCGTCATGTGATGAAATCCCAAAGATTCGAGAAGGACTTGCAGCTTCAATATACGCTGCGACCGCGATACTTTGATCATCAGTCGGCATCGTACTTGCGGCGAAAGTAAGTCCATACCAAGCGGTTGAAATGGTTGCGAGCGCCGTTGCACATTCAACTGGGCTTTCTGCAGCATATCCAGGAACAATCGATTGAGCCAAACCTGACGTCAATTTTAATTGAGCCGAGATATCAGTTCCAGATCCATGAGCCGTCGCATAGCCCACAGAGGACAAAATTCCAGTCGTAAGGCTTGTAACGACAAATTGGCTTCCATTCCATGTGCATACGCCCCATGAGCTCATTGCAGTCGAAATGACGGATGCAACCCCTGGAAGCGTTGTCTGGCCCGAAAAATCAAGGGTCGTAAGAGCCCTCAAGGTTCCATCGATATGAATATCAAATGATCCAGCGGTAACCGAGGTCCAGGCACTCATGGCCTGTTCAGCTGTAGAAAGAACTCCACCAAGATTGAATCCAGCTGTAGCAACCCTCAACCATCGACCGATCATCAAGGTTGCAGGTTTTGGAGTCTGCCCGAAATATAAACTTGCAGATAAATATTCCGGAGCCGAAGTTCCAAAGTCAGCGATGACCTCATCAATGGTTGCGTAAGTTCGAACTCGTTCCAGACCATTAATGATTGCTGAATCACCGGCGATCAGAAGAATTCCAAAAGATCGAGGTGAAGCTGAAATTGGACTTAGATTGAATGATGCCCTGACAAGCCTTGAAACTGGTAATGCCATATCACAATCCTTTCAAAGAGAGAGTCAAAGTACGAGCCGCACCCTCTGCCGAACCTGAAACAACTTTCAAAAATTGAATGCCTTGAAAATCTTTGGGATCAATTGCGACATATCTAGACGCAGCAACCGTGTAAGAGACCGCTCCTGATGAGTTGTAAACGGGCTCGAAAGTCCCATCAATCGCAGTGGATGCTTTGAAACTAATCGCAGTTCCGGTGAAAGCTGCAGGCATAAAAATTCCGGCAAGTGAGAACCCTTTGAGATTTAAAGCGGAACTTTCCGTTCCACCATTGGCAATAGATGCAGAGACAGTATTCAAAATTCCCTGATATCCGCTGATCATGGCCCCGCCTTCCACGCAAAGTTCTTTTTATTCCCTGCGAGCACAGTATGAATTGTCCCGCTTGCGGATGCAAACGAAAGGACAGGGTATGTCCTTTGGACCTGTCGAACTAATGTCAAAGTCGTAATAAATCGGTCGTACCATCTTTCATTAAAAAGATCGGCTGATCTGATAGAATCACTGATGCTTTTGAATCCCATCTTTGCAATCGATAGAGCCTCAAGATTTTGCTGAACCTGAAATCCATCTCTAAAAACACTGATGTTCTCAAGACAGTTTGGTCCATAAAAAGAACACTGAATATCAAGTTCCTCGAACCTCTGAAGGACTGAATTGGCATTTGTTGAGGTCGGGGAAATCATCAAGGCATTGGCATCACCCTTATTGACCGTGATTCCAAAAGCGATCCAATCAACCGGCAAATCAGGTTGCTTCGGTGGATCGGGTTGCCAGTCAGGTCTAATCAAGGTCCCGTCGAATCCCGTAATTCCGGCGATTACGCTTTGAATGAACTGAGTCAGAGTCAGGGACCCTGGAAGTGGATCACTTGAGGATGCGACTAAATATCCACCCGTGGCTGATGTATTTGTCATGACGGAGACTCCACAACGCAAAGGCCTTCATTCCAGCCTTCTCCAAAATTGAGCCATGGTGAAGTCGAAATCACTTGGAACCGCTTTGATTTGAAAATCAAAATGTCTGGGTATCTTCCTGTCCCATCTGTCGTAATCTCCGCTTTGATATAAAAGGTTCGAATATCAGATTGTCGCAATGCTTCAGGTATTCTATGGAGCTCTTTCCCGCTGATTGGTTGAATTGAACCAAAAGTTGAAACGGTTGTTTCAACGAGAACATTTTCACCCTTGGAATTCACCGTCGATGTCCTGTGAACGAGAGACATCGCATCCACAAAGTCGATGTCTAACAGAAGTTCACTGACATCTAAATCAGCCATTTAAAGACCCTTCTGAACGACATAGGTGATTGCGTTTCTCAATTGGCCCGTGACCAAAAGCCTCTTGGTTCCTTTGAACCCAGATTTGGTTAGATATTTTCTGGCCTCCAAAGTGGATTCTTTCGGAGGTGGAAACCCGATTTGTTCATTTATGACCTTTTTCACAGAATTCGAAACGATGATCCCGATCCTCTCATAATGCTGATCGATTGCCGATGATCCCGCGTTGAGTGCCGTTTTTGCAGCTTTTGCGAATTCAAGGGTGATCTCATCTCTTGCAAGCTGAAGTCCCTTTCGCATTGGCTGAACCGGAGGGATATTGTTTAGAGGAGATCCAAACTCATTCATCGCTAGAATTGATGCATTGTTGATTTCATCGGTATCGTTTCGACTTTCATCGGTCGAAGGAATTCCAAACAGGACTTTATCATTTCGAAATTTATTGATGAGCTCTTTGAAAGACTCGGTATTATCGATTGTGACTTCAAATGTGGGTTTCATAGCTGGACGACTCCGGCGCCATAAATCCTCATTAGTCTCCAAAGCTGCATCCCATAGGTCGTTCTATTCCACCATCCGGCATTCTTTTCGGACTGTGTCGCCGAATCATAGGAAGCACTTACTGATCCAACGGTCTTCGAATTCACAATCCCGCCATGCTGACCGGGAGTTCCACCGATAGTCGAAGCTTTCAGATTTTGTCTTGCGAGTGTGATCTCATGGGCCACATAGAGTTGGACTGCAAAAACCCAAGTTGTTGTCCATCTTGTTTGATCAAGTTGGGCCTCGGCGATTGCAGACCAAAAATTGATTTGAGCATCTGGATAGACCAGGACATCAGCGAATTCAGGAAATCCTGATCTAAAAGTCGCGATATCCATTTTCTATTCCTCACTGTCCAGATTTTTTTCGTCCCCCACGCTTTTGGACACTTGTTTTTTCTTCGGGGATACTTGATGCAGAATCACCTGACTCCACCGAAATTTCTTCTGATTTCTCGGGTGGAACCACAACTACGACGGTTTTATCACTCACCATCGCTTTAAAATACCAGTGCTCAATCAATTCATCAGGGACCTCGTGGGTCCCTTTTGAATAATGCTTCCCCTCCAAAGAGATGGTCGCATTGAATAAAACCTTCATATTAAATTCCGTCTGCGTATTGGATCGTTTCTGGATAAACCAATTCAAGTTCACCAAACGCCCACAAATATGGAGCCGTGAATCGAATGCCTTTGTAGTAAGCAGTCTCACGTCGGATAGGAACCATCGGGAATCGAACTCGACTTTCGTCATTGGTGTAAGCAACCATTCGATCCACTTGTCCAGATCCACGTCCTGCAAGCCATTTTATAGGCTGGATATCCAATTTAGCTCCGTTGACTCTCAAAGAGATCGAGTTGTCCTCGAGGAATGTCAAAATCGAGACATTTCCTGCAGAGGAAACTTTTTGTGAAGCGATATATGAGAATTGAGCCGCCGGTAATCTCAACACTGAAGGACATACGGCAAAAGCTGAGGCCTGCCATGTGCTATTCAAAAGTGTGTTTACGTCAGCCAAAATCTCATCAGGAGTCTTATTGATCCACAAAGGAGATCCACTCACTCCATTCGCAACGGGAGTCGCAGTCACCGTCGAATCATTCAAGAGTCCGGTTGCTCCGACATCAGATGATCCTATGTACACCATCTGATCGGTGTTCATCTGATAGATCATATTCAGAGAATCCATCTTTTGAGCATCGATGGGCTGACCTAACAATTGAGATCTTTCGAGCTCAACAGAAGTATAACTAACTTCTCGAGCCATGAGTCTCAAAGGCAAAGTCACCTTTTGTCCATTGATGCTTACGCCTGGGATGTCATCGGTCTCACCGGAGATCCATGACATATTTCCACCGGCGCCGGGCGCCGAAACACCACCTGAATTCTTCAAAGTACCCGCAGCTGCAAAACTGGATCGGATAAATGAAGTGCTTTCGTTAGACATCGTAATTCCACTTCGGAGTTTGATGTCTCGTCCCCAGCTTACTGAAACAAGGGGCTCATAAAGCCGCCGGTCCAGATTCTCAAGCTGGTTGACATAATAAGCGAGCGCGGAATCCTTTGTTTTGAAGCGGCCTATTCTTCTCATTAAAATCCCCTTTTTTTATCTGTAAACTCGAAGTTCAGCATTTAAATCTGCATCCATTCCATCTGACGCCCATGTAGCTTGTGTCGAAGACAATGCCACGTTGTTTCCAGGATCAGATGTAGCTTCGAAATCACCAATTGCTTTGCTTCCGGAAACGACAGTTCGAATATAAACAACTCCGCCTCGTGCAGGAGTTCCGACTTTACAAAGAACACTCACATAACCTCGAACCAATAAATTTTGAGGCTGAAGTGGATTTGGAGTCGTGTCTGTGAAACCTGAATTCAAATTCCCAGAAATTTCAGGTGCAGTCCGTGCAAGAACACCCGCAAAATCAGCGGCAACGTTACTTCCTTGCCATTGAGATACTCCACCTGAAGCGTATGCCACAGGGATTCCGTAAGCTTGTGCATAAACTGAGGAGACGGCAATAAGCATCGCCGGCTCTACTGAACTCTCATCAGTTCTTGTGATGTCACCAACGACGCCCGCAGGTGCATTATAAAGATATGCTGGCATTGACTATCTCCTTATTTTTTTTGGTAAGCCTTAGCGTTAATTTCATTCATTTTCTCAGCGGTCATAATTCCAAATGATTTTTGAGAAGACGAGTCATCATTCACACGTCTTGTATTCGAAAATTCATTTGAACGAGATTTTTTCAGAAGTTCCGATGCAGCAACGAAAAGAACCTCGACTTCTTTCTTGTTGTCGTAAGAAGGCGACTTACCTCCGGTCAAAGAATCAATGACCTTCTTACCATCCCTGGTCCCGTAAGCCGCCTTCAAAGCCTTCACTTTCAGACCTTTAAAGGCTTTGATTCCGGGAGCCAGAATCTCAGCGCGTGATTTTTCATCAGTCGCTTTGCTCATCTCTTCATCATGAGCCTTATCATCGTCATCATCACATGTATCATCGTCATCTTCAGCCTCTTCTTCTTCATCATCGACTGAGACTTCTTCTTCTTTTGATTCTCTCTCAACAAGCTTTGCCACTACCTCTTCGAGTGCTTTGATGCGGGAAAGAAGTTCACCTTCTCCTTCTGCATCATCATCATCTTTGGCTTTATCATCATCATCATCGTGTCCTTTTCCTTTAGATTCAGAGACACGTTCAGTTTCTTCATCATCATCTTTGGCTTTTGATCCAGCCAAAACAGAGACTTTTTCTCCAAGGTCTTTCACCATTTTCACTAATTCATCGAGGGCTTTTTCTTCATCTGCCACTTTGCCTTCAGATTTTTCTTCATCTTCGATCGCTTTATCGATGGTCTGAGAAAACATTGATTTCAATTTTTCAGCGAATTTGTTTTTCATCGAAGAAATCCCCTTTTGGTCTTTGATTTTGAATGACGGTCCGGCTCTTCCTTCATCGACGAGAGCAACGTGGTTACCGACTATGTCAGTCTGTTCTCCACGTCCTTTCTCTATCTCGATATATTCCGCCTCATATCCACAAGATAAGCCTCGCATTCCACTCTTTACAAGGGAAATTGCGACGAGGTCCGTGACAAGAATATCAGCCACAAGACAATCTGAAAGATGACCTTCACCTCGGCGAATATTTTGAATTATGCCTTTTGCGAGTTCTTTCCAGTTTTCTGGTTCGACAAAATCTTCTGGATGCCGAATGGTAAAGGGCTTTCCTTCGAAGGAAGCAATTGTCTTCGGAGCAAAAACTTCTTTTTCAGATCGAACAATTATGACCTTACCATTCGAACCAACTTCAATCGGAGTTTCACCGGGACCATATTCATATTCCCCGGTTCGAGCGATAGGGACATCAGAACACAAAAGATATCCCTCGGGAGTTTCGCTGATATTTTCCGATAATTTAGTTGGTGCGAAATACTTCATTCCAACCTTATTGCATCAAATGAGCCGCTTGAAGTTTAGAAAGCAAGGCATTGAAATCTGATACAAGTCCGGCAACGTCCGTTGCAGTTGAATCATTTTGGTGAGCCGCCACGTTTCCAGCGACCTTATTGAAAGCTGAAAGAACAGTATCAGCTGATGAAATGGTTCCAGTCCCAGCACTTAGTCCAGTCAGGACATTCGTCAAAACAGTTTTATTTTGAAGATCTCCTGAAAGCTTTTGAATCCCCTGAAGAACGGTATCACTCGCTGAGATGGTTCCGGCACCGGAAGTGAATCCAGTGAGCACATTGGCAATCACCGCTTTGCTTTGCGTATTCCCATCAATTTTTTGAAGACCCGCGATGACGGTATCGGTTCCAGCAACCGTTCCAGCGCCCGGAGTCCATCCAGTCAAAAGCATCGTGGGAAGCATTTTTGATGAAACTGCAGAATAGGAATTCGCAATCGGAAGGGCTGTACTTCCAGTGATATTCGAAACAATCGTATTCGCTGAGATTTGAGTTCCACTGAGACCAACAAGATTTCCACCCAAAACAGTATTATTCGATTGTTCTCCAAATTGATTCTTCAGAATCAAAGTCGGATAGGTCGAATAGGCGAGTGTCCCAATCGAAAATGATATTAAAAGTGCGATGAAAGATTTCATTTTGCCCCCTCGGGAAATTATCCGATATCGATAAACTCAGTATATTTATTTTTCTCCGGTCTGCAACCAACTCAATCATTTTAAAAAGTACAGGCTGTGGATCCATCAACGGTTTTGACCCAACTAGACCCATTACAAACACAAAGGACATATGCACTGGTTAGGGATAAAATTCCATTTCTTGCAGCTGAACAAGTCGGAGTGACTCCGGCACCCTGAACGTCGATTTGAGTAAGAGTATCTCCCATTTTCGTTACGACCGTCGAGACTGAAAGAACTTGTGAAGCAATCGGTGGAACAGAGATTTTATCAGCAAGGAGTGCGACAGTCCCCGTGGTTGTTAGATTGATCCCAGTTGATCCAAATGGTGAAGCTGAAAATTGCATTGTGTCGATGAACGTTCCATTCAAAGTCACATCAGCATTGAAGTTGGAATTGATAAATGTCCCTGAACAAGGGGCGAGCGAGCATCCATGAGTCAATGTATTGGCAAAAACACCGCCTTGCCATTGAATCAGAGTCTGATCGAGACTTACGGCTCCAAATGTGAAGGTGTCATAGGCTTCAATATAATCGCCTCCACCGGCATTTCGTCCTTTCCAGGTAACTGCTCCACCGATCCAACAATCTTGAATTACGACATTGGAATTTGATCCACCTATCGCCTGAAGATCAAAATTGAGTTGAGTTGATCCTCCCAAATACAGACTTTTGAACGTGGTCCAGCTTGAACCTGTCGCCCAATCTGATGTTGGTTTTATGGAGTTGGTCCCTCCGTTAACTCGAAGATAGGCTGACCTATGACCATCACCAATGATGTCTGTATATGGAGGAATCAAGAGATCAGCGGTTTCGATGTAACGTCCCGGAGCAAGCCGAATCACCCAATGATGATCCTGATCAAAAGGACCCGTAATCGTCGAAAGAGCCTTCGAAGGAAGATGATAGGGATTCCCCACCGATCCATCTCCTGTTGTGTCATTTCCCCAAACAGCGACATAGATGGTTTTCAAAGTCAGGGACCCGACATTTGTCATCTTCGCATTGAACGTCGTCCAATCTGTGGATGAGAGATATCCGTTCAAACTTGAACTTGATGCCTGAATCGAAAGAGTCCCTGAAGACAGACTTAAGGGAGATGACGCGGAAGCCAATTGTCGATCGAGTTGATACTTAGTTGATCCAATCGAGAACCAAAGATGAGTTCCATCATATTCTTGAGCCCCATCATACACGAGAGGAGTCAGTGTCTGGGAATGAAGCTGAAACGAGGACATCGGAACAGGTGAAGCACCGGCACCTGCATTGAGAGTCGTTGCGAATCCTTGTCCTGTTCCTAGATAGATATTCAAGGCTTGAGCAAAGGCTCCGGCACCTGTCACAAGTGGAGATGCTGAACTGTAATGGATCACCTGACTAAGACTTGAGATCCCAGTCGAATTCGTGACGAGTGAGGGGACAGTCGCGGTGATGAGTTTTAGATTCACTCCTGAATATGCTGCAGTACTTGAAACTGTGATCTGTCCCTGAACTTGATCCTGATTGTGGACGAAAGACACGGCTCCACCCAAAGCAATTGCTACATGGTCTGGATTATCAAGATTTTCAACTGAGACATCTTCGAAATAGATCGATCCAGCCCCGGAGACTGTCATGGCTTTCGTTGAGGTCGTTAGCGCAGCGGTGATTGCACAGTTATCAGCATTGAATTTTGATGCTGCATTCGAGTTCGAATAGATAACCGCATCTCCGAGACCCGCGAGACTATCCATGTGAGTATCATCGAGTTGAAGATTTAGGGCGCTTGATCCTGAAATGGTCAAAACGGTTCCAGCACCGGCAAGATCACAATGATGGATATAGACGGTTCCGGCAAAATTGGCGGTCATACTTCCAACGATTGCAACCCCTCGAGACTCCGAGCATGAGAGGCTGACTCCTGCTTTCAAAGTCACATTTTCGGAATATGTTCCTTTGAAAATGATGACGTCAGATCCTGAACTTGCGACGGTGACTGCTTTTCCGATGGTCAAATAGGGATTCGCATAGGTTCCGTTTCCGGTCGTATCGTTTCCGTTTTTCGAGACATAGAGCGTATTTGTTATGCCGAGAGTATTCAGAGCCCATGCTCCGACGGAATTTCGACTTAGAAGTCCGATGACCGATCCAGAAAGCCCCGAGAGACTATCAAGTGCGAGGGTTCCGGTGGATGCTCCGGTTCCACCATTTGAGACACCGAGAGTTCCGGTGAGAGATACTCCGAATGTCCCTGATCCAGTAATCGGGGACCCGGTAACTGTGAACAAAGGGGGCATCGAAAGTCCCACATTTGTCACAGTTCCGGTTCCACCGCCCCCTCCAAATGTTCCACCGAGAACCCAGTTATCGGATTGCTCACCAAACTGATTTTTCAGAATCAAAGTCGGGTAGCTTCCATATGAAACAAAACTCGAAAAAAGGATCAAAAACCAAATCGAGAATGAATACATGGGCCCCCCCTTTATTTTTTCAATCCTCCGGCAAAACAGGATCTTGATAACACCGACAATTGGGGAAAGTTCCAGCATGTCCCGTTGTCCCATCACTCAATTTTGGAGGACTCGCATAGTCTACATACTTTCCATTCATTTCAGCATGAGATTCTCGTTCGGCCCCATCCATGGTCGTGCGCCAAATGTAACCTTGGGCGCCGATAGCTTTCGCTCTTGTCTCAACAAAGGATGAATTCGCCCTAGATGTTTCAGTACGAGCAATGAGGCGAGCCCTATTCACGGCGACTTCCGTCGACATGCCCATCTGCTTTTTGAGCTCTTCGATTATTTCTGGATCGGGAAGGGCCCTCGTACCTTCGATAAAATGGCGTGCCGAGATATCTTGGGCACGAAGGCCTGCTTCAATGGGAATCGATTTGATCAAATCGACCTGTTCATTCAACAACTC